GCAGTTCTGCATTGTTACAATTATAGACCAACTGAAAGTTTATTAGAAGATACTTATGCGGCTCCTTGGTTAAAAGATTATGCTTTCGCTCATGCTAAAATGATTCTATCAGAAGCAAGAGGTAAATTTACACAGATTGCAGGTCCACAAGGTGGAACAACAATGAACGCAGATCAGTTAAGAGCAGATGCACAAGCTGAAATTGACAAACTTGAAACTGAACTGACATTATACAACGATGGAAGTACAGGATTAGGTTTTGTTATTGGCTAATAATTCAAAATAGGAACTTACTAAATGCAATTAGGAAAATATCATTGTACAATAGATGAGGTCACTTATGATCGACTTGAACTGTTAGATTTTGCTAATCAACATAGACATAACATAATGCAATTTGGTGATTATATGGAATACTTAACACCAGAGAAAAGAGAATTTAATCCAACAAGAAAAGGACGAGAAGGCATGAATGCTATAGCAGTCCAAAAAACAGAAGGTAAGGATTTACTAGACTACCCTGTAGTAAAAAAATACGTGGATATGTTTAATTTTAAATCACCTATAGCACCACGTGATGTAGATTTATTACATTATGATCCAGGGTATTCGTTTCACCCACATACTGATCATTTTATGTGGTGTGGTATAATGTTTCCTATTGAACCGGAAGATGCAGGAGAGCCAATTAGTTTTTATAGTAGACCTGGTGTAGAGCCAGAACGTAATGTTAACTATGAAAAGAAATACGGTTGGACTGACAAAGACATAGAATACAACCATTACTATAGTAACAAACACCCAACATTGTTTAATGGTATGATAGTACATGGTGTTCCTAAGATATCTAGAGAAAGAGTATACCTAAGAATAAAAGTTTTAGTTGAAAAGTTTGAAGACGTAATAGAAAAGTTAAAAAATAATAACTTTGTCTTGACATCTAGCTAAAAATTTACTATAATAACATTATGAAAAAAGTAGTAGGAATTTGTGGCCTTATTGGTCATGGAAAAGATACAGCCGCAGGATTTTTAATTGAAGAAGGATTTCAAAGAGTCAGCTTTGCTGGTATATTAAAAGATGCCTGTGCAAACATATTTGGTTGGGATAGAATTCTACTAGAAGGTAATACCACAGAAAGTAGAGCATTCAGAGAACAAGTAGATGAATGGTGGGCTAAACGTTTAGACATACCCAATTTTACACCACGTTATGCACTACAGTATGTAGGTACTGATGTTTTAAGAACACATTTTCACCCAGACATTTGGGTAGCCGCTTGTGAAAGACAAGTATTACAATCTGAGAAAAATGTAGTTATTAGTGATTGTAGATTTTACAACGAATTAGAAGCTATACAAAACATGGGTGGTAAAACTGTAGTGGTATGGAGAAATGAAAAACCAGAATGGTGGAATACTGCCTCAGAATTAAATAAAGCCAATTATAAAAAATCATCAAATATGATAGATAGCATGAAATCAAATTACCCAGATGTACACAAAAGCGAATGGAGCTGGGCTGGTTGGGATTTTGATATAGAGTTAAATAACACTTCAACATTAGACGCATTCAAAACACAAACAATCAATAAAATTGTAGCATAAATACTATAAAGAGGATTATAGTATGGATGATAACCTAATTAAAGTTAATAACTTTATTAACGAGTGTAAACAATTTTCACATTATCAGTTTTTAAACGAAAGACCTGATTACTTTGATGGTTGGGAAAGCCACCCACGAATTAAACGTGATTATTGCAAATGGATTATGTCAGAATCTAATTGCCCTACATTATTACTTGATATAGAATTTCCACACGAAGAAGTAGCCAAAGAAGCTGAAGCATTATTAGATAGGTATATTAAACATAGAGGTGACATACATCCTGGCTGGGCAAGTATTTCAGTACATGGGCAAGGATCTCAATATACTGATTCACCAGATTCTTATATAGAAAAAGGAGTTTTTACAAAAGAAAACAGTCCACCATTTGATTGGACAGATATAGCTGATCAATGTCCTGTAACTGTAGAATGGTTAAAGAAATGGCCTTTTGAAAAGTTACACAGATGTAGATTTATGTTATTAGAACCAGGTGGTTATATACGACCACATAAAGATTTTGATCAAAGAAAGTTGGCCGCATTTAATATAGCGATAACAAACCCAGAAGGTGTAGAGTTTGCTATGCAGGACGCAGGACTAGTTCCGTGGAAACCCGGAGATGTCAGAGGAATAGACGTAGGTAGACAGCATTCAGTCATTAACAATAGTGATAAAAATAGAATACACATGATTGTTCACGGTAATTGGGGACAAGGTTTTGAAGACTTAATTTGTCGTAGTTTTGACCGTCTTTTAGAAACAATTAAAACATAACTTAACTCTATAAACCGTGTTTTTAGCGGATTTTAAATAAATACTACATATAAAAGAATTAGAGAAATCAATAGAATTATCTAATATTTAAAAAGGAGCATATCATGGCAAATCTTGTTTCACCTGGCGTACAGGTAACAGTAACAGACGAATCAGTATACGGCCCGGCAGGCGCTGGTACAGTTCCTATGTTATTCATTGCCACTGGTCAGGACAAGGTTGATCCAACCCTTACTGAGTCAGACGGCATTGCGAAATATACAAAGTCTGCTAATGCAAACAAACCAGTTTTAGTTACATCACAACGTGAATTAACTCAATACTTTGGTAATGTTGACTTCCGTAAGGTAAGTGGAACAGTACAACAAGGTGATGAGACTAATGAATACGGTTTATTAGCGGCATACTCATTTTTAGGTCAAGCTTCAGCGGCATATATCTCACGTGCAGATGTTGACTTAAATGCATTAAGACCGGTTTCATCAGAGCCGACAGGAGATCCAGCAAATTTAACTTACTGGGTAAAACCTTCAACTTCATCATTTGGTATTTGGAAGTATGTAACTGCAAATACTGCTTGGGAAGAGCAAACTCCTACAGTTGAAATTACTTCAGGTGGTGCACCAACTACTGCGGTAGTTAATGACACATATCTTGTAGTATTAGAAAATAGCACAACTGGAACAGCAATTAAATATTTTGTAGGTAGCGGTGGTAGCTGGACAGCAATCACAGGCACATACGCACCTCACTATTCAGCGCCAAGTTCACCATCAAACGGTGACCATTGGATTAAAACTACAAAACCAGGCGGTGGTTTAGATTTAGACATTCAATTGTTTACAACATCAGCTGGTAACTTTGTAAAACAAAGTGTAGTTTATGCACAAGACACAACACCAGCAGGTACAACTTCGGATGTATTCCAAGACGGTACTTCAGCAACTGCAAGAACTATTGTAGATGGAGATATTTGGTTAGACTTAGATGCAACAAACGGTCAAATTCTAGTTAATAGATATGACAGCATCGGTAATGACTTTGATCAAATTGCAACTGATCCTTCAGTAGCAACTGGTGGTTATGTTATGGAAGTAAAAGTTACAGAACCAGTAGGTGCACCAGCAAGTGGCACAATTTGGTTTGACCCAGATGTAAATGAATTAGCAATTTACGAAGTAGTAAACGATTCAGGTACACAAAAATGGCAGAGAGTATCAGACGTACAATATGTTACAACTGAACCAACAACAGATTCATCTGGTGGTTCTTTATCAGCAGGTGACTATTGGGTAGATACAGATGCTTCAGGTTATCCTGTAATTTACAGACACAATGGAACATCTTGGATATTAAAAGATAAAGCAGATCAATCAACTGCGGCAGGCGTAGTATTTGGAGACATCACTGCAAATGATACAACAGCAGGCACATTTGAAACAACTCTATTAGCAGGTTCACCAGATCCACTAACACACCCAGTAGGAATTACTGGAATCAATATGTGTAGATCAGGTGGAACAGTTAGAGAATACGATTCATCTTTAACTACAACTTGGAAATGGAGAAACAAAGCAGGTAATCAACCAGATGGCAGTGGTTCATTTGGTAGAATTGCACAAAGAAAAGTAGTAGTAACAGCAATGCAGGCTTCTGCAAGTGTAAGTGATCTACAACAAGATACAATTCAATTCCGTTTACTTGCGGCACCAGGTTATCCTGAAATGTATGATGAAATGGTTTCATTAAACAGTAACAGAGATGAAACTGCATTTATCATTGTTGACGCACCATTCCGTTTAAACCCAACTGAAGCAGTTTCATGGGTACAAGGAACAGGCGCATCTACAAACGGTGAAGGCGGCCTAGTAACAAAGAATACTTACTCGGCAGTTTATTATCCACACGCATATACAACTAACCCTGTAACAGGCGACAACGTTGTTGCACCAGCATCACACATTGCATTATACACTTATGCGTATAGTGATAATGTATCATTTCAATGGTTTGCACCAGCTGGTTTGACACGTGGTGTTGTACAAAATGCATCAAACGTTGGATACTTAAACAGTGAAGACGAGTTTGTGTCACTAGCAGTAACTCAAGGTCAAAGAGACGCAATGTATGATAAAAAATTAAACCCAATCGCTAAATTCCCAACAGAGGGTGTTGTAGTATTTGGTCAAAAATCATTACATTCAAGTGCTTCAGCACTAGACAGAGTTAATGTTGCTAGATTGACAGCTTACCTAAGAGAACGTTTTGCAGTTATTTCAAGACCGTTCTTATTTGAGCCAAATGATGCTAGTACTAGAGCAAATGCTAAACAAGTATTTGACGGTTTCCTAGCAAACATTTTACAACAACGTGGAATATACGATTTTGCAGTAGTATGTGATGAAACAAATAACACACCTGCAAGAATTGACGCTAATGAGTTCTACATTGACGTGGCTATTGAGCCAACTAAATCAGCAGAGTTCATTTACATTCCAATTAGAATTGTAAATACTGGCGAATTAAGCTAATAAGACACTAATAAAATAAAAGAAGGGGCTACTATTTTTTAATAGTAGCCTTTTTCTTTTTGGACTTTTCGATAAATACTATTGCAAATTGCAATGCATTGTAGTTCAGATGAACTACAGTTTTTTTTAAAATTTAAAAAGGACAATACCATGGTAAAATTAGAACAAAACAAAATCATCTCTACACCAGTTTCTCAAGGATTAAAGCCTAATCCTGAAAAGACAACTAACATGGAGTTTGATACAAACTTCCTTTTTGGATCAGCAGGCGACATAATTGAATTAGATGCTTGGGTACCTCATAATGCAATCGAACAAATTGACGCCCTAAATGCTGACCCATCAAAAATCCTACGTTCTCGTGTAAGTGGTGATTACAATGGCCCTAAAGAAGGTCATGAGTACAAAGTAATTCCTCAAGATTGGGATTTACCAGTACACACAGAATCACTAGGTTGTTTAATTTACAACAAAGGTGATTATCTAGCACCACACAGAGATAAGTGGAGACAAGTAACTCCAGAAGGAATCACAGGTGATTCATTTAGAATGATTTGTCATTTAAATCATACTAACTCAGCTGAATTCCATTTTGTAGTTGACGGTAAAATTTTTAAACCAGAACCACGTAGATGGTATGCAATTAACACAAGAAAAGTTCATTATGGATTTTCATTTGTTGATGGCGTATATCACTTATCGTGTGCATTAAGTCTCGATGACGATTTACGTGCAAACACAGTAGAATGGTTATTAGACAAATTACCATATGCTCACCCAGCGGCTGACCGTAAAGGTGTAGACTGTGCGAGAAATTAAGGAGAACTAAAATGGCAACAGAAAATTTTAGATTTAGAATCAGAAAAGCCCCAGGTAATCCACACGCATCAGTTGACGCTTTTAAAGCATCACCTGCATTTACTACAATTCAAAATGCAGTAGCAGGCAAGCCTGAAACAGTAGGTACTGTATACGTTTCATATAAATTATATGAAGGTTCAGTATGGGTAAGATATGACTTTGACAACGAAGAAGCAAGACTAGCATTTAGACAATATGTACTAGATAACAACATTGATCTT